AAGTGAATCTGGTACGCCAGGCCACGCATCGGGTGACTTAGTTAAGACGCCAGGTCTTTTGATCACGGCTGCTGATGGTACTGGACAAACTGGTAACGAATTTTCCGCATCAAGTGCTCTGGAAACAGACGGTGGTGAGGGCGATATCGCTGGTGAAATGTCCTTTTCGATTGAGAAGATTTCAATCGCCGCTGGTACACGTGCCCTGAAAGGTTCCTATTCAATGGAACTCGCACAGGATTTACGTGCAGTACATGGTCTGGATGCAGAAGCAGAACTTGCTAACATCTTGTCAATGGAAATCCTTGCAGAAATAAATCGAGAAATAATTCGTAAGATTTATATCAATGCCGCAGTTGGAGCCCAAATTGGTACAACTACTGCTGGTCTTTTCGATCTTGATACTGATTCCAATGGACGTTGGATGGTTGAGAAGTTCAAGGGTCTGATGATGCAGATTGAAAAAGATGCAAATCAGATTGGTAAAGACACACGAAGAGGTAAAGGAAATATTCTAATGACTTCATCTGATGTAGCTTCTGCCCTTCAGATGGCGGGTATGTTGGATTATGCTCCTGCAATGAGTACAGATCTGAATACAGATACTGCTTCTTCAACTTTTGCCGGAGTACTTAACGGTCGATATAAAGTATATGTTGATCCTTATGCTGATGCGAACGCACAAGAGTTTTACTGTGTAGGTTACAAAGGTAGTTCACCAATGGATGCAGGAATATTCTACTGCCCTTACGTTCCGTTACAAATGGTTCGTGCGGTTGACAGTTCTAGTTTCCAACCACAAATTGCATTCAAAACACGTTATGGTCTGGTTGCAAATCCATTTGCTGAAAATGCAAGTGCTTCAACTGGTCGTATAACAGGTGTTCTTGGAACTAATCCTCACCTGAATGTATATTACAGAAAAGCGGCAATCACCAATTTGATGTAGTCGTAATTGACTTGACTTATTGATGACATCGTGTTATAATAAGTCGAAAAACAAAAACCCAATGATGCTGAAACATCATTGGGTTTTCTACATCATAATTTCCTCTAAGGAAGAAAATCATGTCTGACATTATTTATAGTTGTGAATCTATAAAATATGCCAACGAATTGAACTTAAAGAAACAACTCCATTCCAAATCATATCGATCAAACACACGATTTATCAACCTAATCGTGATACCCACCGATTTTCTGCCCAAACAATCATCACCTAGAATTAGAATACATTCAATACTTGGTAACAAGGAATAATATGATTATAGTGATAGGGAATGGTCAATCAAAATCTGTTTCGGATTTCAATCTTTTCAAAAAACATATTACGTATGGTTGTGATTTCATTTATCGCAAATTCATACCAAATCATTTAGTTTGTCAGGATATTGATGCACAATTGGAATTGATAACGAATAACTTGACGAAAAAATACAAATGTTATTTTAAAGGGTTTGATCTGATTCCGAGTATGCACTATGATACACTTAAACAGACAACCGATAAAAGATTAAAAATTGGAGAGAATCAACCAAAAACAGATAATTTTATCCAATTCGCCCACGAAGGGGTTATGTATTTTATTTGGATCGATCCATCTGATCCAACTGAAAATATTGTTTGGTGGTCAGATAATAAATTTGATGAATGGGTTTCGGATACAGTCGCACTTCGTTTGGCCGCACAACAAAATCCTGACGAATCGGTTTTTTATTGTGTAGGTTTTGATTACTACCATCAACAGACAAAAGATGGTATATATCTTGGTTCTTCTATCATAGATTTTCAAAACAATGAACACGATTCTTGGATCAGTCAACACAAACACATAGAAAATGAATTTCCAAATTCTAAATTTATTTTTGTTGGAAAAGACATAGATTATGGTGAGTTCGAAAATCTGTTGAATAAATAATAGAAAGAACAAAAAGGAAATTCATGTCCGCAACAAATACAGTACCCGACAATCTAAATTATCTTTCAAATATCAGTTTTCGACTGACAATGCAAGATGCGCCAAATTTAACTTGGTTTTGTCAGGCAGTCAATGTGCCTGGTGTATCAATTGAGGGTATAGATGTGATGACACCACATGCCACCATACCTTTTGCGGGAAATAAAGTTTCGTTCGAAGAGTTGTCTGTCAGGTTCATTGTTGATGAACATATGAAAAATTGGACAGAAATTTATGATAGAATTATTGCAACTGGTTTGGCAGAAGGACACGAAAAATATAGACTTCTTAAGGATTCAAATTCAATCAATCCAAGAGGTGGGATAGTTTCAACTGTTGTACTTACTGTTCTAACAAGTGCGATGAATCCCCAAATGGAATTTCATTTCTACGATGCCTTTCCTATTTCCCTTTCTGCACTCGATTTTGATAGCACAAATGCCGATTTAGAATATTTTACAGCTACTGTAGGATTTCGTTATACTAATTATGAAATAAAAAATCTATTGAACAACTAAGGTTATTATGAAAATTGAAGACATTATGGAAATGTGGGGGGAAGACTCTCACATCGATGATAAAGATCTGGACAACGAATCTTTGAATATTCCCAACCTACATCAAAAATACTTAGACATATATTCCAAAGAAAAACGCAAATTCAGAGACCTCAAAACTCACTGGAAGGTTCTTTTTCAACAACGGTGGGAAGTGGTAGTTTCTAAAAATGGCAAAGCACCTGATCACAATATACGAATTTCTAAAACCGAATTAGAGAGACACTACGTTGCGGCAGACGAATCATTGCAAAAGGCAGAAGTAATAATGAACGAACAAGAAGGGAAGGTCGATTATCTGAAATCGGTTCTTTCAATGATTGAGAATAGAAGTTTTCATATCAACAATGCAATCAATTGGAGGAAATTTGTTGCAGGGTTAGGGTGATCATGCAAATCATAATGGAAAAAGAGAACGAGGTTTTTCTACGACTTTCTTGTGAGCCTGGGGTGGGGATGGAACTCAATCATTATTTCCGTTTTCATCCAAAGGATTATCAGTTCATGCCGATGTTCCGAAGGAAAAAGTGGGATGGATATGTCTATCTTTATAATATGAACAGTGGTCGAATATATTATGGTCTGAAAAATAAAATACAACGTTTTGCGAGTGATAGAGAATATGAACTCATTGATCGAACAAATGACCCAACCCAACCCCTATCAAATGAGGATTACCTAAAGTTTCTTACATCATTTCCTTGTGAATTTAAATTAAGAGATTATCAAAGTCTCGCTGTTAGACACTCAATAGATAAAAAAAGATGTGTCCTCCTTTCACCAACTGCATCAGGCAAATCCTTTGTTATTTATTACTTGATTCGTTATTATTTTCCACAAAAAACACTAATCATTGTACCAACACTTTCTTTGGTGAGTCAGATGTATTCTGATTTTGAGGCCTATGCGAAGGTGGACAAAACATTTAAGGTCGAAAAATTCGTTCATAAGATCTTTGGTGGTCAAGAAAAAACAACAGACAAACCAATCATAATTTCAACATGGCAATCATTGTATGAATTGGAAAAGAATTTCTTCACCGATTTTAAATTGGTGATAGGTGATGAGGCACATATGTATAAATCCAAATCACTTACTAAAATAATGAAGAATCTGGAAAACACACCTTACCGAATTGGAACGACCGGAACAATAGATGATGTCGAAGTACATGCTCTAATACTAGAAGGCCTTTTTGGTTCAATTAAAAGAGTAACAACCACTAAAGAACTTATCGAGAACAAAACATTATCATCGATATCCATAAAGTGTCTTGTTCTTAGTTACTCTAAAAAGGAACGCATTCTAGTATCAAAACTGAATTATCAAGAAGAGATAGACTTCATAGTAAGTCATTCGGGAAGGAACAAATACATATGCAATCTAGTAAAAGGACTTTCAGGAAATACATTGGTTCTTTTTCAATTGATAGAAAAACATGGTAACATTTTGCATTCAATATTAGAAGAAATTGTTGATTCTTCTAGGAAAATCTTTTTTGTTTATGGAGGAACAGATGCAGACACAAGAGAAAAAGTCAGAGAACTTGTTGAGAAGGAAAAGGATGCTATTATATGTGCAAGTTATGGTGTATACAGTACCGGCATCAACATTAGGAATCTTCACAACATTGTTTTCGCTTCTCCTTCTAAGAGTCGTATTAGAAATTTACAATCGATAGGTAGAGGGCTGAGGAGATCAGACACAAAAGAGAATGCAACTCTTTATGACATTTCAGATGATTTGTGTCACAATGGTAAGAAGAATTATACATTAAATCATTTTATGGAACGAGTGAAAATATATACTAGTGAACATTTCCCCTATCAGATATATACTATTTCAATTTAAACGTCCACAGACTTATTATATCAGATCCAATCAGAAAAGTCAAGTTATTTTTTATTCATATTTAACTTGACAAATACGATAAAACTTGTTATACTTATATAATGAACTCAAATAAGAAAGGTATACGATCATGGCACGAAAAAAACAACACTATGTTGACAATGAAAGATTTCTAGAAGTAATGGGTGGTTATCGTGAAAAATTTCTAGAATCAAAAGACAACGAAACGGAAAGACCCATGTTACCAGATTATGCAGGGGAATGCTTTCTTAAAATAGCGGAAAGGTTGTCTTATAGACCCAATTTTATAAATTATGCATTCAGAGAAGAGATGGTAAGTGATGGTATTGAAAATTGTGTAATGTATGCAAGTAATTTTAATCCAGAAAAATCAACAAATCCCTTTGCGTATTTTACTCAAATAATATACTTTGCGTTTTTACGAAGAATCGAAAAAGAAAAAAAACAACTATATATCAAATACAAAAAGATGGAAGAATATAGTTCTTTGGAAGACAATGCGGATATGGGAGGTATGGGGTCATCGGAAACGAAAGCTGCAACTTCTTCTGCCACACCCCTGACAGTCGATAAACAGGCCTCTATTAGGGAATTTATATTCGCATTCGAGGAAAAAAAACGAAAGAAGAAGGAAGTTAAACCTGTCAAGAAAGACGATGATGTCGTTTCGTTTTCTCCCCTGACCGCATTTATGAGAGCTTGTGCATGAAAATTGCTTTGATAACGGACACCCACGCCGGATCGAGAAATGACAGTCTCATATTTGCAGAATATTTTAGAAAGTTTTATGAAAATATATTTTTCCCTACTCTGAAAGAAAGAAGAATTACTGATGTAATTCACTTAGGTGATATGTTTGATAGACGGAAATTCATCAACTATAGAACTCTCAATTCATGGAAAGGGATGTTTTTTGATCCCCTAAAGGAAATGGGTGGAAATGTCAAAATCATAATTGGAAACCATGATTCCTTTTTCAAAAATACTCTCAAGGTTAATTCACCACAAGAACTAACAAAAGGAATGTCTCACGTTACTGTATATGACAAACCCACCGAAGTTTCTTTGACGGATGATCATAAGGTTTTATTTGTGCCGTGGATTTGTGATGATAATGAAAAGGAAACAAAAGAACTCATCGAAAAGACACGAACTAAAGTTGCATTCGGTCATCTTCAGTTAGTGGGAATTGAACAGAATAAAGGTTCTTATAGTATAGATGGATATTCGTTATCGATGTTCAATGCATTTCAACGAGTATTTTCTGGACACTTTCATCATCGTTCTACTACTGGAAATATTACATATCTCGGAAATCCATACGAAATTACATGGAGTGATTATAATGATCCAAGAGGATTTCATATCTATGATACTGAAACAATGGAGGTGGAATTTATCGAAAATCCCTATTCCATGTTTTACAAGATTTATTATAATGATGAGAAAAATGATTATGGTGATTTGTCGAAATATGAAAATTGTTATGTGAAAATCATAATCGAGAATAGGAACAACTCTTATCTATTTCAAATTTTAATGGATAAGTTAGTAGATGTGGGTGTTGGTCATATTTCGATAGTGGACAATCTCTTTGATATAGAAGACATGGGAGACGACATAGAGAATATGGAAGACGTGGAAGATACAATGAGCATAATCAAGAGTTGCGTAGAAAGTTTACAAATCGAAAACAAAGAGTCGTTGAATTTATTAATGCAAAATCTTTATAACGAAGCCTTAATGTCAGAGACAATATGAATATACCAGAAGATAAAACAAAAAATAGAATAGAAGTTGAAATAGATTTGCCCGAGAAAGATCTTCTCAAACTCGCATTACTTGCACACGAAAAAGATATGACTATTAATGATTTTGTCAACGATGTGTTGTCGAGTGGAATTGCAGATGGAAAGTATCAGTCTGAACATAATAAGAACCCCCAACTTTTAAACGAAACTAAATGATTGTGTTCAAAAAGATCTCTTGGAGGAATTTTCTTTCAACTGGAGATGTTCCCACAACTGTCTTTTTTGATAAGTCACCCACAACCCTGATTATTGGAGAAAATGGGACAGGTAAGTGTTTTTGTAAAAATACTCCTATAAGGTTAAAAAACACCAAAACAGGTGAAATAGTAGAAACCACCATAGGGGAATTTTATGCACGAAATGTCTAAACTTTCTGACCAAGTAACACGAAAATTTACAAATTCCCTTCCTATTTCTGATTGGGAAATTGAAACTGATATGGGATGGTCTCCTATTACACATGTTCATAAAACTATCCCCTATGAAAAGTGGCGGATAGAAACAAAAAGTGGACTGGTGCTGGAATGTGCGGACACCCATATATTATTTGATGAAAATAAGAATGAAATTTTCGTGAAAGATATTTCAATTGGTGATTTTATATCAACCAAGTGTGGTACGGATGAGGTGATAAGTTTACACCGCAGTGATGTTACCGAAAACATGTTTGATCTATCAATCAACTCAAACAATCATCGATTTTACACAAATGGTATATTGTCTCACAATTCAACTATTCTGGATGCGTTGACATTTGGATTGTTTGGAAAACCATTTCGGAATATCAATAAGCCCCAGTTAGTCAATGCAATTAACGAAAAAGAATTGATGGTTGAGATTGATTTTTCTATTGGAAAGAAAAATTTTATAATCCGAAGGGGGGTGAAACCGAATGTGTTTGAAATTTTCCAAAACGGCAAGATGTTCGACCAGACCGCCAATGTTCGGGATTATCAAGATTATTTGGAAAAGGCAATTCTCAAGTTGAATTACAAATCATTTACTCAAATAGTTCTTCTTGGAAATTCATCATTTGAACCATTCATGCAATTGAAGCAGTCGGATCGTCGGGCCATTGTAGAAGATCTTCTGGACATTCAGATTTTTTCTTCCATGAATATGATTCTCAAACAGAAGAATTCGGAATTGAAGGGAGAAGTTCAACAAAACGAAAATCAGAGAAAATTGAATGAATCCCAAACAAAAATGCAACAAGCATATATTGAACGATTGAAACAGGATAACGAATCAATTATTTTTGACAAAAACCAAGACATCAACAATTTCAAAAAACAAAAAAAATCTGATGTTGGTACTTTGAATGGTCTCCAAGAACAAATCATTGCCTTGGGTGATAAGATGTTGTTGGAAGATGTTGTTGTGAAAAAATCTTCCGAATTTGGAACTCTTCAAAATAAAATTGATGTCAAGCTAGACCAAGAACAAAAAGAACTTAAATTCTACCAAACCAATTCAACGTGTTCGCAATGTAAACAAGATATTGATGTTGTATTCAAAAAAGAACGGATCACTGACATATCTAGGGGGATCGATGAAAAGAAAGATGGGCTCGATAAAATTGTATCGGAAATTGACATTTTGGAACAACAATTGGAAGAGTTTCGATCTGTCGGTCGAGAGATTACAGAGAAGAACAAAAATCTCGCAGGAATAGAATCTAAAATTCAATCTATCGATTCTAACATAGAACGAACACAGAAAGAAATTGAAAAATTACAAGAGAAAAAAGAACTTGATAGTATAGAGGAAAATAATTTGCAGTCGTTACAGGGAGATCTGAGAACTTTAGAGGGTCAATATCAGGGGTTATGTGAGACAAAGAGGGAATATGAATATGCAAATGAACTGTTGAGAGATACAGGAATAAAGACAAAAATCATTCGACAATATGTACCCATAATCAACAAGTATGTGAATAAGTATCTGAATGAACTTGATTTTCTCATTAACTTTACGATTGATGAGAATTTCAACGAAACGATACAATCTCAATATCGTGATGAGTTTTCTTATGCTTCTTTTTCCGAAGGTGAGAAGATGAGAATTGATCTTGCGTTGTTATTCACATGGCGCATGGTTGCAAAACTCAAGAATAGTGTGAATACTAATCTTCTGATTTTGGATGAAGTATTCGATTCATCGTTGGATGCAGAAGGAACAGAGGCATTTTTAAAAATCATTAATACATTAGATGCAGATACTAATGTGTTTGTGATTTCACACAAGGGAGAAATTCTTTTTGATAAATTTTTAAGCACAATCAAATTCGTGAAAGAGAAACAATTTAGTAAAATAGAGGTCGGATGAGTGATTTGATATGTGAATTGGTGAAAGAGACAGATCCGTTTTTGAGAGAGAAACCAGAGGTATTTGATTTCGAGAACCCCCAAGTTGATGCCGAGAAATTGCAGAAACAACTAATAGAAAACATGATTCATCATGGAGGACTGGGATTATCTGCAAATCAGATAGGGATTCCTGTTACAGTATTTGTGATGAGAATGGATAATAATGCTTTGGTGGTGTTCAATCCAGAAATTTTAGAATGGAGTGATGATACTACATACATGAAGGAGGGGTGTTTATCTTTTCCAGCCCTATGGATTGCAATAGAACGTTCGAAAACAATTGCAGTCAAATTTCAGGTGTTTAATGGGGAAGAACAGGCAGGAAGCATGACAGATTTGTCCGCAAGGGTATTTCAACATGAATCGGAACACATGGAGGGTGAGATTTTTATAGACAATGTATCGAGGTTTAAATTGAAAGCAACGATGCGTAAACGTAACATTCTTTTGAGAAAATTCAAAAGACAAAAAAAGGATTGACATGGCAAAAACTAGGGGTATTGAAGAAACGAAGGACATATTAGATTTTATGTTCTCATTTGTAGACGCAGTTGGAAAAGCGAAACAAGACGGTGAAATGTCTTGGAGTGATGCGAGGTATTTCATTGATCCAGTAAAAAAACTATTCGAAGCAGTGGATGACATTGAAGAAGTTCTTCCTGAGATTGAAGACCTTTCAGAAGAAGAATATGATGAATTGGTTGAATATGTCAAAGGAAAGTGGGATTATGATGAAGAAAATTTGGATTGGGTTGTGGATACTGCAATTGATGCAGGAAAATCCATTTTAATGTTAATCAACATGAAGAAATAATAAGAAAATGAGAAGTAAACAACATGGTAGACGATTGCGCCGAGAAGGTGCTATCGAACGTATAGGAACAACTATTCTTGTATACGAAGAACAGTTGAAATCTAATAAGAGCGATGATGAGAAAAAACTATTAAAGAAAAAAATAGAAGGCGCTCGAACAACAATTGAAAATACAAAAGAAAATATGAAGTGATGTCAATAAATAAAACTATAAACAGATTTTGGAGGGATTGGGCCGCAATAGTTTATTTGTTTCTCTGCCTGATTGATTTTTTCGTCGCTCCGTTAGTATGGAATTTGATAATGGCAGAACATTGCGCAATAAATGATTGTGCGGCAGAAGGTGTGACACGGTGGATGCCCCTTACATTAGAGGGTGGAGCAATGTTACACTTATCATTTGGAGCCATACTTGGAGCAACAGCTTGGAAGAAAAAAGAAGAATTGGAAGTTCATTCTACTAGGGATAGTAATATCTCTTAATGGATGTGCAAAGAGCGTAGTAGACAACAACAATGATTTGGGTAGTGGTGGTAAAAATACTTTACCAGTTACGATAACCTCTCTCATTGAACACGCAGAATATTGTAAAACGATTTACGATAGTGGCGGTGATCAAAAAGATGAAGTTGCATTTGAGGTAAAACAGGTTGAGGGAATATCGATAATTGTTATTAGGGGTACGGCGAATGAGAGTAACGTACAGTCTGATATTGATGTAAGATTGGTGAAAGATGATGACTTGGGAATATATCTCCACAAGGGGTTTAGAGATGCCGCTGTAATTATAATGCAATCGTTGGATAGTAGTTATACGATTGAACATACCGTACACGTTACAGGTCACAGTTTGGGTGGAGCCGTTGCACAAATAATAGGAATGTGGTTCCACAAGAGAGGCAAGAATGTTCAAATTTACTCTTACGGATCACCAAAAGTTTCTTCTGAAGTTCTTGTTTCGGGACAACCTTTACATTGGCGTGTATCTAATCCTGTCGATCCTGTGCCTTGGACTCCTCCTTTCCCATTTCTTCATACTGGGCTTTTCATAGATCCTAGAGATGGTGATTGGGGCCCAGACAACGATAATGGACTAATAAGTAAGACGGA